GATTCAGCAGACTATTGGCCAGAGTCCAGCAGCTCAGGTTATCCAAGCCGCACTACAAGCGCATATAGGTGAACATTTAGCGTTTCTATATAGGAACAAAATTGAAGAGCAACTCGGGACACAATTACCGCCCCCGGATGAGCCGCTACCTGCGGAAATTGAAGTGGCGCTTTCACGGGTTATCGCACAGGCAGCAGAGAAACTTCTACAACAGGATACGGCAGAAGTACAACAGCAACAGCAGCAACAGGAAGCTCAAGATCCTTTGAATATCATTCAGAGGACAGAATTACAGCTTAAAACCCAAGAATTGCAGCATAAAATGGCTATGGAACAGTCAGAAATGCAGAATAAAACGCAGGTTGACCAAGCCAAGATTGAGCTTGAAAAGGCTAAATTGCTTATAGAAGCCGCCAAAGCGCAGGAAGATAGTGATAATAAAGAGCGGGAGTTAGCTGTAAAACAGTTGCTTGAAGGCGTTAAAATAGGGCAGAATGCAATTTCTCAATCTACCAGAGATAATGTAACTGCGATGAATCGCATGAATCAAAGAAGCGGGGTTTAATGGACATATTAGATTTACTTGTAGAGAAGATAGATGAAAAGGTGGGGGCGATCACAGAAGACCTGTCAACAGGAACCGCAAAGGATATCGGAGAATATAGATATGTATGCGGCACAATCAAAGGACTTCTTGCTGTTCGTGATTACATTGGAGATATAAGAGAGAGGTTAGACGAAGACTAATGGACGCAGAACACGACAAGAGTGTAGAAAGCGAAGAGAATAAAGCTAAACAACTACCTGAACCCTCTGGGTACAGAATTCTCTGTGCTATCCCAGATATAGAATCGACATACGATAGCGGAATCTTAAAGGCTGATTCTACCAAGAAGAACGAAGAGCTTTTAGCGACGGTTTTGTTTGTTGTCAAACTAGGACCGGACTGCTTTAAAGACCCCGATAGATTCCCATCCGGTGCGTACTGCAAAGAAGGCGACTTTGTATTAGTCCGTCCTCACGCGGGCACGCGCCTGAACATCCACGGTAAATCTTTTCGTTTGATTAATGATGATTCTGTAGAAGGCGTGGTCGAAGACCCGCGTGGTATTTATAGAGGTTAAGGAGTTTTTATGAACGCAAAAGCTGAAGTTCTAGAAGAAGAGTTTGAGAATGAAGACGATTACGAAATTGAGATCGAGGACGATACGCCGGAAGAAGATCAAGGGCGTGAACCCATGCCCAAGGAAATCGTGCGGGATCTCGAAGACGATGAATTAGAAGAGTTTTCTAAAGAAAAAGCCAAACAGTTAAAGAAAGTTTGGCATGATGAGCGTCGAGCTAAAGAAGCCGCATTCAGGGAACGTGAGGAAGCGGTTAATTTCGCAAAGAGAGTCTATGAAGAGAATAGGCGGCTGAAAACAAACCTTAGCGGAGGAGAGCAGACATTAATCAATACCGCTAAGGTTTCGGCAGAAAATGCGTTAGCTATAGCAAAGAGAGAGTTTCAGGATGCCTATGATTCTGGTGACTCGGATAAGATAGCCGAGTCCCAACGCAAACTGATTAGAGCTGAATCGGCGTATGAAAAAGTCCAACAGTACACGCCTCAGTTTACATATGACCCTGCGCAGGATAATCAGAATTGGGATGTTTCTCCTGCCACACAAACTCAGCAAACTCAGCAAACTCAGCAAACTCAACAGGCTAGACCAGATGCTAAAGCTGAAAAATGGAAAGAAAGTAATCCATGGTTTGGGACTAACCGATCCATGACAAGTTATGTATTCGGCTTACATGAAGATTTAGTTGTTAATGGGGTTGACCCCCGTTCAGACGAATACTATGATAAGATTAATTCTGAGATGCGTCGGCGGTTCCCAGAACAGTTTGACGATGATGAAGAGGTTGTTGAAAGACCTAAAGCTACAAAACGGAACACAACCGTGGTAGCTTCGGCAAAAAGGACAACTTCTCCTCGGAAAGTAAGACTAACGAGAACGCAAGCCGACCTTGCCAAGAAGTTAGGCTTAACCAATGAGCAGTACGCTGCTGAAGTTTTGAAATTAGGTGCACAAAATGTCTGATACTAGAACTACTCGCGATGCTGCTACCCGTGAAAAAACTGAGCGCCCAAAGCGCTGGCAACGGGCAAGTTTGTTACCCGATGTTAATGCGGAAGAAGGTTACGCATACCGATATATCCGTACTAGCGTCATGGGTAACGCGGATCCCATGAACGTCTCGGCCAAATTCCGAGAGGGGTGGGAGCCTGTCAACGCTTCTGAACATCCAGAAGCCTATGTAATGGCCGATCCAAACAGTCGGTTTAAGGACTCCATCGAGTCCGGGGGACTGCTTCTTTGTAAAATCCCCCAAGAGTTTGTTGAGCAACGTGACGACCATTTCCGAAAACAGACAGAGGATGCTGTTGCTTCCGTTGACAACAACTTTATGAGAGAAAGTGACCCACGTATGCCTTTATTCAAAGATAAGAAAACGTCGGTTACGTTTGGAAAAGGTAACATTAAATCATAGTTAGGAGTTCGACATGGCTTCTGTTGCGTCCCCTTATGGGTTAAAACCGATCAATATGCTCGGTGGACGGCCCAGCACTGGAGGCTCGATTCGGGAAATCCCGATGACGGTTAACAGTGGTACGGCTGTCTATACAGGAGACGTTATCACTATTGGTGCAGCTTCGGCGGGTCAACCGTCGGCTATCACCGCTACGGTAACGACTTCTTCGGCGGGTGTTGTTGGTGTTGTTGCTGGCGTTCGCTACGTCAGTCCCGATACTCAGCAGCCTTTGTTCTCACAGTATCTTCCGGCTAACGCCATTACTTCTGGTTATACGCAGGTATTTGTGCGGGTCTATGATGATCCGGACCAGTTGTTTCAGGTGCAGGCAGTTGGATCTGTAGCCGCCACGGTTCGTGGCAAATTCGCTGCTCTAGAAAACTTTGGCGGTAGCACCGTTACGGGTCTTTCTACGATTCGCTTAGCTACCCCGGCTAATACCGGAACGCTGGCTGTTCGTATTATTGACTTCGTTGATGCAGGCTCGGCTTATACCGACTGCATTGTTAAGTTCAATCAGGGCGTTCATATGTACTATAACGCCACTGTATTGGCTAACTAAGGGAGCAGTAATAAATGGCTATTTCACGTTCACAGCTGCTCAAAGAACTCCTCCCGGGGCTTAATGCTCTGTTTGGGTTGGAGTACTCTAAGTATGGGGAAGAACATAAGGAAATCTACGAGACTGAGAGTTCCGAACGTTCTTTCGAGGAAGAAACCAAGTTGTCTGGCTTTGGCGCCGCTCCGGTTAAGGATGAAGGTTCTGCCATTGCATATGACAACGCACAGGAAGCATGGACTGCACGTTATACGCACGAAACCATCGCTATGGGATTCTCGATTACCGAAGAGGCAATGGAGGACAACCTGTACGATTCCCTTTCGTCGCGTTATACGAAAGCCCTTGCTCGCGGCATGGCATACACCAAGCAGGTTAAAGCTGCCTATATCCTGAACAATGCGTTCACGGGTGGCCCGACCTATGGTGACGGTAAGGTGCTCTGCGCTACCGACCACCCGCTTGTTTCTGGTGGTACGAACAGCAACCGTCCTACGACGGGCGCAGATTTGAATGAGACTTCTTTGGAAGCCGCAGTCATTCAGATTGCCGGGTGGACCGATGAGCGCGGTCTGCTTATTGCTGCTAAGCCGCGTAAGCTCATCATCCCGCCTGCTTTAATGTTCGTAGCAACCCGCCTGCTTGAGACTGAGTTCCGCGTAGGTACGGCTGATAACGACGTTAACGCTATTGTGAGCAACGGATCGGTTCCGGGTGGTTATAAAGTTAACCACTTCCTCACGGATGACAACGCGTGGTTCCTGACCACCGATGTCCCGAACGGTCTGAAGCATTTTGTCCGTACCCCGCTGTCTAATTCTATGGACGGTGACTTCGATACGGGTAACGTGCGTTACAAGGCTCGCGAGCGTTATAGCTTCGGCGTTTCAGATCCCCTCGGGATCTTTGGATCTCCCGGATCCAGTTAACAAAAACGGTTCACCCAGACGTTTTTGGAGGGGCACTTCGGTGCCCCTTTTTTATGCTTGACATAAACAGTGTAACCGTCTATACAGTACATATTCCGGGGACATCCGGTATCGCTGACAGTCCCGGCTGACGACATGCAGACAGCGATACCTCCATCCACTTGCATGTAAGGAGCTAAGATGGCTACTACCACTTTTTCCGGGCCTGTCGTGTCCACCAACGGTTTTACTACCGCTGCTTTCCTTAAATTGACAGCTATTACTACTTCTGAGTTACCTGCAGCCGCTGCTGGTAATGCTGGTCAGGTTCGTCTTATCAGTGATAACGGTGTTGGTAATAACGAATATTGCTTGGTTGTTAGCACAGGTTCAGCTTGGGTAACCGCAGTCGGCGCAGCTCTTTCTTAATAGGAGTTAGCTCATGGCTGGTTATGAAGTAAAAGCCTATAACGTAGCAACCGCCGGGTTTACACCCGGTTTGGTAGGCCCAGATCGTTCCCGTATTAAGAGTGTTCTTGTATACGGAACAGCAATAACCGCTTTCACACTTAAAGATGGGAGCGGGTCTGGTGAAACTCTGCTGGACCTTACGATTCCTATCGGATTCCAAGATATCTATTTAGGAGAAGATGGACTTCTTGCTGAAAGCGGTTGTTACGTATCTGCATTGTCTGGAACAGGATCAGTAATTACACTGATTTTAGGGTAATAATTCAATGGCTCAAGTAAGTTCTATATCGAGGGTCGGTACTACTGAGCCATTTGAATTACAAGTTGCTCGCAGGCAGATTAGTTACCACACACCACTGTTTAAGTTTGGTTTTCATGCGGATGTTCAAAATGTTGAAGAAACAGTTTGGGATTTAGGAGGACTGTACTCTTATCCCGCAGCTGCGGGTTTGATGTATGTGTCTTCTACGGCAACCACGGATACCTCCGCTGGTACCGGCGCTAGAACTATTGTTATAGGAGGCTTAGATGCTAACTATAACGAAGCATTTGAAACTGTGACTTTGAATGGTCAGACGCAGGTAGCAACTACTAATAATTACATTAGAGTTTATAGAGCTTATGTAGCTACAGCAGGCTCTGGCGGTACGGCTGCAGGAAATATCTATATAGGAACTAGCGGTGCAACAGCTGGAGTACCTAATGGAACGACGTATGCTCGTATAACGCTGGGGGATAATCAAACTTTGATGACCCCCTATACCGTCCCTGCAGGGTATACGCTGTATTTAACCAGAGGAACCATCTCCAGTGGCACCGCATCTGCAGGTAATCAGTTCATTACAGCTAGATTAGTGTCTAGACCTTTTGGAGGCGTATTTCGCACGCAAGCCAAGATAACTCTAGTTACGGGGTTTATCGACTTTGATTGGGAAATCCCTTTAACTGTTACTGAAAAATCAGATATAGAAGCCCGAGCAGTTGTCAGTTCAGCGCAGGCCAATGCTGTATCCGCTACCTATGAAGGATATTTGGTGAAGAACGATGCCGATTAGACCACTCAGACGTTCTCAAATGGCGTGTAATTCTCCACGCCGTACACCTTCTCACCCCAAAAAATCGCATGTTGTTAAAGCCTGCGAAGGGGGAAAAGAGAAAGTTATTCGGTTTGGAGAGCAAGGCGCTAAAACCGCTGGTAAACCTAAAGCGGGTGAATCAGACAGGATGAAGAAAAAGCGCAAGTCATTTAAGGCTCGACACGGCAAGAACATTGCTAAAGGTAAAATGAGCGCTGCTTATTGGGCTGATAAGGTGAAATGGTAATGGCTAGGAAACGGGGGCTTTGGGATAACATCCATGCAAAGCGTAAACGCATTGCCGCAGGTAGTGGAGAAAAGATGCGTAAACCCGGAGCTAAAGGCGCTCCCACAGCTAAAGCCTTAAAGAGATCTGCTAAACCAAAAGGTAAACGGTAATGGGTTTAGGTAGGAAAGATAAAGATCTTTATACTGAAGTAAAAAGGGCTGCGGTAAACAATCCTCAATTAGCTGCTTTAGTCAGTGAGTACGAAGGGTCTAATAAACAGGAAACTTATAAAAAAGGTGGTAAAGTGGCTAAAAAATTAAGTCCTTTTGGAGCAGCGTTTAGAAAAGCTCGCGATAATAAACAAAAAACCTTTTACTTTAATGGTGAAGAATTCACTACAGAATTTAAAGAAGAGAAGGCCGCACGCGAAGCGAAAGCCGCAGATAGGAAAAAAGCAGCTAACGCTGTACCTGCAGCTAATAAACCTAAGACGGGTGGCGGGTCTATATCCACTAAACGGAACCCACCGAAAATACCTGTAAGACCACAGGGCGCAGGGTCTACTTCAAAAGAACGCGACGCTACAAAACCTAAACCTAAACCTAAAAATCCTCTCACATTAGGAAAAATAGCAAAATCTTCAGGCGCAGGCGCTATGGGCGCTATGGGGCTTAAGAAAATAGGTGCTGCAAAAAGTTTAACAGGCGCTCTTGCACGGAGAGTTCAGAAGGAAATGGGGTCAAATGGCAAACGTACTGTTTCTGGACGTAACGCTAGACAAAGAAAAGCTGAAGAGGCACCCAGCGCATCTGACGTTTTGAGAGCAAGAAATGAGAGAAATGAAGCTACCTTATCAAGAGGTAGACGAAAAGAACAAAAAAACCGAGATATCGCTAGAAAAACAAGGGCTACAAAAGCTAGAAATAAAGGGTATGTCACACCGGATGAAGCCGCAGAGATAAGGGCCGGATTCAAACACGGTGGTTCTGTGAAATATGGAGGAAAACCATCCCGTCAACGTACAGGTAAAGGGAGATAAATTATGGGTATGGGACCAAGAGATCCAGCTATGATGGATCCCAGAATGGCACGTCGCGAACGCGCACAGGGGAGATTAGGATTAAGGCGTGCACAAATGCCTGAAGGGTTATCCGGAACACGCGGTCGTCCGCAAGGACCAAGAAAGGATAGGGCTAGTAATATGTACAGACCAGATATGACGAAAGTAATGAACTCTAATCGAGCTGATCGTTTAGAGAACCCTATTAGCAGACGAGCTGCAGCTGCAGCGCCTTCCGCACGCCTACCGAGGACAACCACACAACAGATGTCGGGGGAGACAGCGACTGATAAGGCTGCAGGAGCTACACCGTCTAATACTCCGATGCGCAAAGGGGGTAAGGTTAAGAAACCTCCTATGAAGGCGCGGACTAAAAATTATAAAGCTGGCGGATCGGTTAAAAAGGGGATTGATGGATGTTGTAAAAAGGGTAAAACTCGCGGACGTATGTGCTAAATGGTAGGTGACGAGACAATTATCCAGCGGGCTGTAGATCGTATCCGAGATTCGGAACGAGACCGGTATTCTGGACCGGACAGGCGGGAGCCACCGCCTGTTTCTACGGTAGATTATCTTAAATGGCTCCCATTAATTGTCGTCGCTATATCTGCTGCAGTTGGATATGGGTCTCTACAGACCAAAGTAGAATCTATTTCTGAAGATGTCTCTGAGTTAAAAAGAGATATGAAAGAGGCAGAATCAGACAATAGAGAAACACATGCGTCTATGTGGAAGCGAATTACCGAATAAAGGTATGTAAATGGCAACTTCAGCAACAAGCGCTTTTAATTTAGACCTTAACGATATCATCGAAGAGGCTTTCGAGCGTGCTGGTACTGAGTTACGTACTGGATACGATTTCCGTACCGCACGGCGTAGCTTGAATTTGATGTTTGCTGAGTGGGCTAATCGCGGCATCAACCTGTGGACTGTGGAGCAGGGGCAGATAAATCTGGTTTCCGGTACAGCAACCTATGATTTACCGCTCGATACGGTAGATTTGATAGAGCATGTAATCAGGACGAACGCGGGCAGTTCTAATCAGAGTGATATAGCTATCTCACGTATCGCTTTGCCCACTTATGCGAGTATCCCTAACAAAACTTCAACTGGACGGCCAATCCAAGTCTATATAGATCGTAAGACCGGTGCTGTTGCTGCTGATGCGGTTGTTCAGTATCCGACAATTACAGTGTGGCCTACGCCGGATAGTGCGATGTCTTATCAGTTGGTGTATTGGCGATTACGTAGGATGTTGGACGCTGGGAACGGTGTTAATACGCAAGATATACCGTTCAGATTTCTACCTTGTTTAGTAGCTGGATTAGCTTACTATATAGCGATGAAAATTCCTGATAGTGCGCCAAGAATTGTACCGCTTAAGCAGATGTACGACGAAGCATGGGAATTAGCAGCTGACGAGGATAGAGATCGGTCGAGCATTACTGTAGCGCCGCGTAGGGCGTATGTCTAATAAGTTTACGACAGGCGTCCGAGCTATCGCGGATTGCGATAGATGTGGGCAACAGTACAAACTTAAACAGCTTAAAGAGCTGGTTGTAAGGACGAAAAAGACAAATATGTTTGTCTGTCCTGAATGTTGGGAGCCTGATCATCCTCAGAATATGCAGGGGATGTATGTGGTCGAAGACCCGCAGGCTGTAAGAAATCCAAGACCAGATAACAGTCTTGGACCGGGAGGAAGTAGAGATATCCAATGGGGATGGAACCCTGTTGGCATGGCAAATAATGGAGTGACCCCCAATACCGTGTTGATGCAGGGTAAAGTGGGAACTGTAACAGTAACTATTAGTTAGGTGACGATATGAAATATAATCAACCTAAACCGTGTCCAGTACCTAAAATGGATGGATACCCGAATAACGTACCGAAAACTCAGACGAAACAGACTCGCGGTACTGGAGCAGCTACGAAAGGTACTAAGTTTAGTAATAAATCTCAGTAGATATCGAAATGAATTATTCTGAATTAGTTACTGAAGTTCAGTCTTATGTAGAAGACGTATTTACTACGGCAGATATAAATACGTTCATAAAACAAGCTGAACAACGTATCTATAATACAGTTGCTTTACCTGCTTTCCGTAAAAACGTAACGGGCGCTGTAAGTTCTGGAAATAAGTACCTTACAACTCCTACGGATTGGATGTCTACTTTTTCGTTAGCTGTTGTAGATACAGATGGTAACTATGAATATCTTTTGGATAAAGACGTAAATTTTATACGGCAAGCATATCCTAAAGCTACTGATACTGGGCTACCTAAGTATTACGCTATATTCGATGGAAATTCTTTTCTTCTAGGCCCGACTCCGGATGCTAACTACACTGCAGAACTACATTACTACTATTATCCGGAAAGCATTGTCACGGCTACTAACACTTGGCTTGGTGATAATTTCGATTCAGTTCTTCTGTATGGGACTATCTTAGAAGCTCATACATTTATGAAGGGTGAAGCCGATGTTACAGCCGAGTACCAAAAGCGGTATGATATCGCTCTAACATTACTTAAAGAACTTGGGGATGGTAAGAATAGAAGAGATGCTTATCGTTCCGGTCAAATGAGGATTCCATTACAGTGATTAATCTTTCGGCGGGTAAGATTGGGAATGTAAGGGTAGTAACTACCAATGATCGTGGTATGTCTCCCGAAGAATGGGCAGATTTAGCTTTGGATAGGTTCGTAGGAGTTAGCGCGACTGCTCCTGATCCTATAAAACAGCAGGCTCTTATGTTTAAAGACAATATTAAGAAGTTACTGTTGTTTTATTTTAACAAAGTCGCTGAAGGTGAGAGAGATACCATAGCGGTATTGTTAAGAAATCATGGGCAGTCTGAATTAGCAGACTATATTTACGAGAATAGGAGATAGCCGATGGCAATTACTCAGGCAATGTGCACTAGCTTCAAGAAGGAACTTTTAACTGGGACGCACAATTTTACTAACTCTACAGGCGATACTTTTAAAATTGCTTTGTATACGTCTTCAGCAACTCTCGGTGCTTCAACCCCAGCTTATACGGCTACCAATGAAGTGTCAGGTACTGGGTATACGGCAACTGGAGAGACGCTTACTAATGTTACTCCGACTACTTCGGGTACGTCAGGGATTACTGATTTTGATGATGTTAATTGGACAAATTCTACGATTACCGCCAATGGTGCGTTGATTTATAACGACACGGCAGCGGGTGATCCATCAGTTGTTGTACTGTTTTTCGGAAGTGATAAGTCTTCTTCAGGCGGTACATTTACTGTTTCGTTCCCGGCAGCTGCAGCTGGCACGGCAATTATTGAAATAGCGTAAATGAGCCTACAAGCAGGCACCTGAGCGCCCCTGAATTAGGGGCGTTTTGCTTTAAAAAGGTGAGTTATGAGCGAAATACTTAATGTATTTACTTTGGTTGACAAAAGCGAATGACTGAGATTGCTATCGTCGTCACTAACGACCAGCGCCCCAACAACCACTATCAGGACGGCGACATCGTGGCGGCTACGAACGACCGGAAGACACTTGCCGCTCACGCTGCGACAATCTGCCACCACAAGCATACGCCGCTGAACGCGGACGGTCTGCGCGACACCAACTCGCTCGCCTACGTCTACCTTGAGAACACAATGTCGATTCGTTGGGAGCGGGTGAATAGTCGGCAAGTGCGCCGCACTGTCATCGCGACCG